CTTTATCTTTATCTTTATCTTTATCTTTGTTTTTTACATTTATCTTTATCTTTATCTTTATCTTTATATTTGCCTTTTATATTTACCATCATTATCATTTCTATTAAATTATAGTTTTAAAATCTTCATTCATGTAGACTTATGTTGTCAAGACAAATCTTTCAAAAATCTACTTACAATATTTGAGCCTAAATCTTTAGGTGAAATCTTCCTTAACTTTTTATTCTTGTAATTCTTAGAAATGTACTCTGTTCTTTCCACATTATAATCTGAATGTGCATTCATCAAAAATGACCTCAAATTATTATTCTCAAATGAGTCATCTATTTTGCTTGATGCCAAAATTGTGCTAAAGAATGTGTACATACTGTAATCATTCTCATAAAACTTTTCATCATTGTAGACATTTAAATCCTCTAACTTACTTTTGATCGTGTAGCAGAAAGATTTTAAAAGTTTCCAAGTAGAAGAATTTAATCTTATCTCATTGGTTAGGAGGCCATTGACATCTTCACCTATTAACATGACAAATTCATTATAAAAATCGCTGCTGTAACCAAATATATTGTAATTCACACTACCTACATGGACATTCTCTGGAATTTTTGATAGATCACTCATTTCCCATTTTTTCACCTCCTCAATTACCATCCCGCTGTATGCCCTTTGCAGTATAATACTCTGATCCATTTTTGTTATGTTCCTCCCTATAACTTCAAATATGTTCAAGACTTTATCTATGCTGGTTTTAAAGTACTTCTTAAAAACATTTTTCCAGCTTATTAATTTCCCATTATCTTCCATTGAGGCATAGATGAGATTTAAAATTCTGATGTCAATCTTACTATTTTTTAATAAGTTTCTGAATAATGTCAACTGTGTCTTTGTTATTGTTTTGTCAACTAAAGAAAATATTTCAACTTCTTCACTAGTTTCAAGATTTATGGATTGTAAAAGTTGCATATATTCAGACATCAACCTTTCATCGTTACCTAAACTGCTGTCTTTCTTTTGGTTGATAGCTTTTTTCTTGTTGTAGGTTTCAGTTCCATCTAAAGCATTATCCCGCTCTGACTGTGCTATTTCAAGATAATCGTAAGTCTGACTCATAACTGCTCTAGTGACTCTAACATACTTACCGTTAATTTTCTTATAATTCAAATTTATTTCAGCTAAATTTTTCAAATTTGTAGGGTCGAAATGCAGTACATTTATGTCAAAATTCTTTATTGTTTCTCTAACAGCACTCCTTCCTAAATCTGCAAAGATGTATAATAATGATAAACCATCAACATCTCTGTTTCTGTTAACTACTTTCCTTTTTGCAAAGCATGCCAGATTACGTTTGGCAAGTTCAGAGATATCAAGGAACAGATTTGTTTCCAGAATTACAATGCAGCCCGGCCTTATTAGGTGCGGTAAATCTAGAACATCAAAGTTCAATCTGCTGACGTAATAACATATTACAGATTCCTTTTTTTCTTTCTTCTTATCATATTTCAATTTGGATTTCCTTAAGTCAATTATAGTTGACTCCAATATTTCAGGTATTTCAATTTCCAAACTGCCTTTCGATTCACAGACAAAATCATAAAATTCATCATACTCATCGTCATCTTCGTCAGGCATTATCACTCTTACAATTTCAGATGGGTTGTCAGGGTTAAAATAGAGAAAATCACCTTCCATGTTTTTTGAAGCTTGCAAATTTTTAGAAACCTCTGATGTTATGTCAATAAAACTATCCAAAACTGATATCTTTGAATGATGTGTTTGATTTTTTGCCATATGTGATTTATTGAACAAATATTGATCAGGCATCTTAGTTTTTAATTGAAAATTTCTCAGAATGTCATCTAAACTGTCCAATCTGCCTTTATTTGGTGGCCTAGGATATCTTCTGATGTAAGATGATATGAACTCTTTGATAAGGAACCTAGTTTCAGGAATGAGCCTCAGTCTTGAAAATATGGGATCTTTTTTCTTCCTAAGTTGAAGTGCAAAAGGTGTTGTGTTTTCTATTTCCTGAGTCATGGCTGTAAAAGCAAAAAGTAGATCTTCATCGAGGAAAATAGCATCTACGACAGTGTAAAGATGCCACAGTGATATGCAATTTTGATCCAATCCTAAATTGGCCTCTAATGCAGTCATGAAATAATGTCTAATATGGCAGGTGTTTTTTGATGAATATGATGTGCTAAACAAACCTTTTAAAGGATTGAACTTATTAATGGAATTTATAACATCTGTGAAATGTAGATTGTAAAAAAAGTCAAGCTGCTCTAATAGATAGTAAATTGTTTCCTCATAATATTTGACTGTTGATAAGTCAGTTATGTATTCAAAGTTTATGAGAACATTCAGATCCTTGTCTTGCATTATCTTCAAACTTGTCTTTAGTGACCTTTTCCCCCATTTAGTTAAGAATCTACTGCTAATATTCTCATCAAAGGAGTTTAATATTAAGATCTCAAGGTCATTGCAAAAATCACCCATTTTTCCCTGTAAATAAATGTTGTAAGATCTGTCAAGATAGATCTCTCTTATCTCTTCAGGTAAAGTTCTTGGGTCCACATCCATGTTTCGGATTAGTTTGTTCAATATACTGTTAGCTTGTCCTTTGTAACCATGTGTTTTCAGAGAAACTTCTTTATAATATCTTGAAATTTCTTCTAAAAAGTTAGCCTTGAGTAAATTATCATCTGCTATTTTGTCGAAAAAATCTACGCAAGTTTCACCTTCATTCAATTTCCTTTCCATATATTCAATAGCAGTCAATGAAACTTTGTTGAATGTTGTTGAGTGGAAATCATTCAGAACATCTTCTATGGTCAATTTTTTATCGTACAACCCGAAATTTACCAAACAATCCACAATTTCATACCATGATGATACCTTCAGGTCATTCAAGTTGATATCTAATAACCCTTTTAGATCTTTTGAGTATTCAAAAAGATCTATAGGGCTGTAATACCTGTAGACTTTTCTGTTAAGGGTGTACGCTTCATAATAAACATTTTCAGGAAGCTTATTCCTTTTGTAAAATCTGGATGATACAAAATTGTCTAGAAAATAAGAAGTGTCTGAAATGAAAGATGTGTCGTAAACAGTGCTGCATTGAGACCCTTCAAAGTACCCCAACATGCCTGTTACGTTATGACGACCTACATAAAATCTACCTTGATAATTAGGAAAGTCCATATTAGAGCTCAAACCCATTTTTTTGCATATCAATGAAAATATTGTGTTCGTAGTTTCATCCCATGACCCTTTCTTAGGATCGTATATAGTTAAACTATCTATGGAATCTTTTGATATTTTCATGTTTAAATATAAAGTTTTTATTTTTACATAAACCTCAGATCCCCCCACCCAACCTTCTGCAAATCGGGCTTGAGGCTTTTTCCAAGTGTAAAATACCTCAAGGTCCAACAAATCATTTCTCAAAATTTTTCCCTTTTTTGAACACTCTTTCAACATTTTATGGCTCCTTGCTATTAAGTTGTAAGCTTCATTTTCTGTCACATTTTCATTTTCCCAAACATTTAAGTCAATAGTTCTATCATATAGTTTAACACTTTTATGCTTAAGATCTATTTTTTTATCTGTTACTGCTGAAACAATTAACATCCATGTTTTCACTTTGGCCATTATGTTTAGCAAACTCTTATTTGACAGTGAAGGTGAACTATTATTGGAAAGAAGGACATTTTCATTGTATAATGCTTTAGTTATGGTGTGGTGATACCTATGATTCTCAAGTATGAATTTCACATATTTGACATTGTCATTAATCAACCTATGGTCAGAAGATACCTGAGCATATAGATAAAATTCTTTATAAGATTTATCGCAGTACTTACTTAAAACACTAATCAAACTATCTTTATCCATACCTTGACACATCTCTTTAACTCTCCTTGTAGTGTTAATGTGACTTTTATATGGGCATAGTAAGAAGTACAAACTTGGATAATACATCTCAGCCACTATTTCATTGACACGGGCATCGAGCTGAACACCGGTTGTATTTGTCTTATAAATGACTTTAGAGGGTTTAGATGTCATTCTATTAATCTCATATTTTCTTTCAGAGACATCGACATCGTCTAATCTTTGCCAAACATTTATACTTTCAGAAAACATATTTGATATGAAATTCGACCATTTGTCTTTCATCTTCTCATAAAGATCAGGGAGCTGTTTATTTTCAATTTTCTTTACTTCCTGATCCAGTTGAGAAATAGAAACAGCTTCGTCAAAAAGCTCTAAAACTCCTTTATCCATCTGCTTTAATAAGATATTAATCATTCCATTGATATCTCTAGGTCTAACAAATTTGTCTAAGACTCTCATGCATTTTTGTGAAGTTGCAAACATAGATCTGCAAATCATTCTTGTTTTAGTTTCATACATTAAACTACTTGTATAAGATTGCTCTTGATACAATTTGTAATATCTTATCAATCCATTAACAATATGCTTCTCACTAGACATAGTTATCAGTGACAATGCCTCATTTACCTCTTCTCCAGCTATCTCTCCTATTTTCTTTATTATAGGATCTATAAATCTGGATAACCTATCTCTTTGGTCTAAAAGGTCCTGCTTAACCCTAATCTCAGGTCTCATTGTTAATGCAGGAACAGAGAAATCATCTTTAACACATCTAGATAGTGATAACAGGAATAATTGATTTAATGTTGATTTAGGGTTAGTCATGTACAATCTTAACAGATCAGATTTTGTTCCTAGAACAAGATCCCAGAATGCATGACATGAAGGAGTCCCGCCTATTTGAGGGATTAACTCACTATTGAGGTCTAACTTGTATAAGTCTCTAACTAAAGAACAATACAACCATTTTTTCAAAAAAGCTTCTTCAAAACTACCTCCCATGGCCACAACAGATATGGCATGTGAGACACCTGTCTGCATGTCTAGACAAGGCCCCTTGTCTGAAGGTTCCAGCTCCAAATTACTGATGAACTTGCCAACCAAAGGAACCAATTTATTTTTCATATATAAAATTGATAAGAACTCAAAATATATGGTTGAAAGGTTGCATTTCTTCAATGAAAAATTGTGATTTGAAAGACATAATATAATTTCATAAAGCTTTATCCCCAACAACAATGTTCTTATATCCTCGGCTTCAAACCTTCCTCCACTATCATCTGAATGTGCCATGACATCTGCAACAAAAAACATTGGTAAACCCTGCCTGGACAGAATTATAGGTATAATGTGGTTTGCATAGTTGATATTAGCAGCATGCATTAGGCTACTTAAAAAATTGAAAATTCCCATAACAAAACTGTAAGGGTAAATGAAATACATCGAATTAGTTTTTGAATCCATGTAAAAGTATTTCCTATATATTTCATTTTTCTCATTGTTAATAAAAGCTCTATATGTTTTGACACTTGTGTGAACAGTTTTACTATCATATAACTCAAAGAAAGCCATAAACATACAAACAAAACTTTCTGGAAGGGCGACTGACAAGCCTAAAACAAAGTGCACATATTTGTTGGTATTACATTGAGGAGCCCATCTTTTGCAGTCCAAACTTGCTAACATCCAAACTTTGGTATCTTTTTCTCTCTTTTCAAAGAGTTTTGAATGTATCCTAGCAAGCCTTTCACTACTGGGAACGGTTATGTACTCATTGTCCATCATTTTGCATAATGCTTTAAAAAAGTTCTCAATAGGTTGTTGAAGAACCTTAGTATCTAGGTCCATAACATAAATCTCTCTACCGCCACCCCTCTGATCTTTATCTACAACATGAAATACGATTGTTGGAGAATTAACCATAGTCTTTATTCTGGTGAGATAGGTTACATTCATTTCTTTGTATGTTTTAACATTTTTTAGATAGTCATCTTCATCAAGCAAGCTAGCGAATTGCATTATCTCTGAAGGTGTTAGTATCTTTAATGTTTCATCTGTAACGACAAAGTGACCTTTCTGCCCAAAAAACTGCCTCCCTTTATATCTCATTCCAGAGCTGTTTGCAACTTGGATCCAAGGTTTGCTCATCTCTTTATCCCATGCCTCGTTAATCTCGTGAAGCTTATTATTGCTGATTAGAAACTCCCCAAGATGTCTGCCAACCATGTAGGACATTTTAGATGAATACATGAAATTATTTTGTACAAGGCTTGGTTTCCTATCATCTTCACAAGTGCTAATATTGTAGTTTTCCTGTAAATCTTGCTTAGGGTTAGTCCCTAACTGGCAGAAAAAATCCTCATGCTTCTCCATTATACTTTGCATGTTTTTCACTTGATCTAAAGTCTGGGTCGTAGGTGACTTTGACATAAGGTAAGTGCTGTAGATCAACATAGACAAGTCATAGGTTCCATTCATCAATCCTTCAGTGAAAATATGTGTTATTCCTTCAAGATTTGACAAAGACAAATTAGCATATAAATCTTTGTAGTTTTTTACAAATTTCAACATCAAAGAGTACTGGAAGGGGTCTTTGCACTTCAGAGTTAAATCAGGCAATGTATCCTCTAAAGCGCTGTATTTTGCCATTGTGTTTGCAATACTATACCTTAGATTATGCAGTGTTGCCTCAGTTGACCTCCTACCATGTATAGCAAGTAATATTGGGAATATCAATGTCTTCATGTCCACTGGAAATCCATCTGACCTCAACCTATCGAAATAAACACATGAGTAATTAACTACACCATTGTAAAGACTTATACCCCTCTGGAGATGTTTTTCATGTAGTGTCATCCAAGGTGTTAAAATAAATAAACCAGTTTTAGTAGTAACTTTGGTATAACTATGGTTGGATCTCCCTAATGTGTAAATAGACCACAATTCCTCACTAATTGGCATTAGCAACCTAAACATCCTCGAGGTCTTTGTTTCATAAATCTTCTTGCCTCCTCTAACAAAAAGGAACACATTAAGATACCCTAATGTATCAATAATAAAATCATTGCCATTGTGAGTTGTCTGTGACAGATAGGTTAGGGAATAAGACAGTCTAGTTATGAAATCCAGTATTGTCATATAACTATAACCCTTAAATGAGTCATAGTAAGATTCATATTTGTTTAAAGTTTCTTTATTAAGATCTGCGAACAAACTTTTGCCTTTTTGAAAATCATTTTTAAACAGGCTCCTTTTGCGTTGATTATTGTATGTGTCATTTATTAGAAGGAAATCTATTAATGTCTTCATGTAGTCATCCGAATTTCCCATTTCTTTATAATCCCCATCAAACACCTTATCAGACTGCTTCATGCCCTTTTGTTCCCAATTGAAGGTTTCTAATTCCATATGTTTTTCCAATTCTTTTTTTGAATAAGATACTGTATAATTTTTTGACAGATCTGGCCCTCCCTCTGCCTTACATCTTTCAACTATTTTCTTGAGCCTTTTTGACTCACTTTTAACGACATTTCTACTGTTATTTATTGTCTCCTCGTCAAAAGTTATTGTTGAACCTGTAAATTTCTGATACCTGTATTTGGACAATATCCTTTGATGTGATCTCAAAGTTTCATACTGCTTGCTTGGTATTCTGACCATATTTCTCTGTTTCACTTCATTTGCAAGCATTCTAATAACAATGTCTGTTATTAACGGACAACTTCTATCAGGATTAAAAGACATTAGTGACAATCCGGCATTTAAGTTTACATCTCTCTCCACAGATTGAATCAGCAGCTTTGGGTCAGGGAAATGATAAATAACAAAGGGTGAAACCCAATTAACCTTATTTTTCACATTATTCAATTTATAAAATTGAGATTTGAATTTTTCAATTGCATTTTCAACTGCTTCATGATCCACCTTTTTATCAACTAAATATGATCTATTTGATGTTAACATGAAGTCAATTTCACCTAATATGTCCAATTCTAGGGTATCTAAATCAGGACACTGGGGGAGTATGTTCTGCTCAACTTCCTTTTCTAAAACCAAAGATTTGGTCCATAATTTGTCAACAATGTCATTACATATCATTTTGTTGTCTGAATTTTGGGACTTTAGAGTATTGGGTACTGAGATGGTACTGTCATGGTGTTTTGGCACATAAGTTTTGTACTTTAGTCTCCCTGTACCTTTTTCTCTTATCTGTAAAACTTTCAAAATTTTCCCATGGTCTCCTTCTTCAATCATCCTCTTTGCTTCATAAGTGTTGGCACCTGTGGAATCTCTGAGAACAACCAAATCCTCAGCTTTTAGTACAAATTTCCATTTTGCTTTTTCATCATTCTTTAAAGAGTCATTTAAAGTGTTCAAGCATTGATATTTGCTTCTCTCTACAGACTGCCTGTAACCATGGGGACATTTCAATATTTTGTTTCTCATCTTCCTGTCCACAACCTGATAATTTAGGTAAGGGGCTTGGTCTAGTAAGCTTTTGTACTTCAACTCTTTTTCAATGAATACCCAATCTGGTAGATTGTTCTTGATCCTGTCATCAACACAGAAAACTGAAACTTTTGAAATGAGTTCGCATACGTTTAGGAAATTTTGCCAATTTTCGGAGTTCATGCTTACAAACTGATGTGTGCATATTTGACTAGATGTGTCTAGCATCAGAAGCTCACTAGTAACCTCGTACCCATAACTACCCAATTTTTTGCTTATTTCATCATACTTTGAGACCCCGCTGCCTCCTTTCTGAAATAAAGTTTTTTCAGACGATGATGTTATACTGGTTTCAATTAATCTGGCAGTCATGTTTTCCTGATCAAAGATGCACATATCAGGGGTTTGTAGTATACCGAATTCAGTCAAATCGGCATCTGTTTGTAGGCAAGTTTTAATGCCGTTATCTATGGCAAAAATAACTGTCAAAATATCATGTCGTAAGTGGAATAACAAATCACTCAACATCTGGATGAATGGTGTAGCATTTGGATCATTCACCCTATCTCTTTCATTTTCCAACACATTTGTCAAAACTTTCAGATTTTCTATCAACACTATCACATCTTCCAATTCGACAATCCTTTCGTTAAGCCACAGATTACCTGCTAGAGAAACAGCTCTCATAAGAGGATCTGATAAATATCTGTCTTCAATTCTTCTCTCTTCGTAAATCTTGAACCTTTCAATATCAAAATTGGAGGGCTTGATATTTAACTTTTTATTAAGCCTTACGGGTTTCTCCAGCTCCTTCACGAATTTCTTAGAATTGTCATATATCTGTTCATTCAGGTTCTTTATGATGTTCTTCATCTTGAACTTTTCATTTTCTATCTCTCTTTTGATTTGTTTCTCCAGCTGGTGCCTATTGATGTCAGATCCATAACCTCCTCCTTCTTTCATTCTTTTAATACTCCTCTGTCTCACTTTATCTTCAATCTCTTTCTCATCAAAGGTTGGGACTTCACCATGGTAATATTCCTTTTTGGTTTTTAAAGAGGAACGAAGTTCCGTGATCTTTTCTATTGTTGAGCTGGCAGGACAAACTTCGGTGATCTTTTTAATCGTTTCTCTAGCAGAGCTCTGCACAGCAGGCCGATAGATTTCATCTAACATTTCAAGATAAACGTAATGATAAGGATAATAACAGTACATGAAACAGATTCTATCATTGTCATGTTTCACATTTAACCTTAGATTAGGTACAGAATCACTAAACACTACCAAATTAAGTGAAAGAGATTTACATATAAGTACAAGGTCTATCTCTTCTAGGAAATCACCTTTCTTTCTGTTTAAAGATTGATATATCAATTCTGGATCAATAGTGTAATTTTTGAATTTGAGAAGATGATAATTTATCACCCTAATAGCACAATCACCATTCCCACCAAGATCAATTTCACTGAAAGAATAATCTTTAATTTCATTGAATCCTCCTGTGTCAAGCTCTCGAGGTATAATATAATAAGGATGATCATGTCCTAAAACATTGTACAATCTAGAAGTTTCTTTGAATTTTTTATTTATTTTAATTTTTATAGCATCAAGATGCAGGTGATTGGTACAGGTTACTGCCGAAGCAGCAGTTGGGTTAGCCCCAGGTAACGATTTATCTGTATTGTCGTTGTTATTTACAGATGATTTTTCAAAGATAACGATAATTTGTTTTGTATCCGTCATG